CCGCCGGGAAGGACGTCCCTGGTGAACCGGTTCCCGCAGGTGCAACGGCTCAGTATCCCGGTGTCTTCGTCATTATTGACAAAGGCAAGCTGACCTTCGGGGCAAGACGGACCAACTTTTTCGAGTATTTCGTAGAGCAAGGCAAACTCCTTTCGGGCCGGATCGTCTTCAGGCTCGTGAGTCGTGCACAAGTGGAAAAGGATTTGGCCTGGGAGCAGTTCAGATCAGGAGAGCTCTTCTACGAACCCGAGATCGGAATCATGAAGCAGGTCCTCCCACCAGGGAAGGAGCCAGAGGGCACCCATGAGAAGGCCTTCTGGCTATTCATGACGCTCGACACCGAGCCTTATGTTTTGGGGTCGGACGCTGTCAAGAAGGGATGGCTGCCCCCAAAAGGAGTTGTGGCACTTCCACAGGACTTCCAGACCAAGGCCCCCGCAGAGTTCCGTTACTGGAAGATGAAGGATGCGGCAAAACGATCCGAGGCGCGAAAAGGGTTGGCGGATTTCTTCAAAGAGAAACCCATCGCAAAACAAGAGGTGGATACCCTCAGCGCGAAGATGAGTTTTTTGAGCAAGAGTACGAAAAAGCAGATTGTGTTTGGCGTCGTCCTCTTCCCCGAGCGGTATGGAAAGGATAAACAAAACGACAGGGTGCCGCAGGAGGAGGTTGAGCTTGCGGCTTACCGTTACCTGGCATTCGGTAGGCAGATTGGTTTTTATCACAAAGGAACACCCGTCCCGGCTTTCCCCGTGGCAAGCGATGTTGCCCACACGGACTTTCTCCTGGATGAGAATGATCCCAAGTCGCTGGTCAAGAAAGGCGAGTGGTATCTTGGTGTTTGGCTTCCGAGATCGGAGGACTGGGCGCGCGTCGAATCAGGTGAAGTCGTGGGCTTTAGTATCGAAGGCAAGGCTGCAAGGGAGCGTACATAAAGGAGGCGGATTGTGAGAGTGAAAGATCTCGTAGGGAAAAAGTTGAAGTTCAAGATCGTCCGGCGGAATGTGGGTTCAACAATCGGGCATGGTTGTGAACTGCTTGTGATAGGAGAATACGGAGTGCCGGCCTCGGGGGTGGACGGGGTATTTAGGGTCGTAATTGACGCCTCCGTCGGAACGGTTCCGATGCTCATCATATCTTATTTTGAGGCCGATGAAAACGGAAAATATATAGAGAAAGATGGTGGCCCGATAAAGGCCGAAAAGACGTTTGCCGTCACAGGTTTTGCGGAGTTGAATATCGTCAAAGAGTTTGAGCCGGACGATCTGACAGATGCAGCCTAAGGCGTGTATGATGGAAGCGAAAACATCTTTCCAAAGAAAGGAAACGAGGATCCGAACGATCGGAGACCTGAAGGAACTTCTCAAGGACGTGCCGGATGAGCTCGTGATCGGGTACGTGGATTTCTCGGGTGGCGAGATGGTAGATATTTGGCAACAGAAAGATAAAGACATTGCGGGTAGAGAAAGCCGACGAGTGAATATCGATTAGGTGGGCCCGTAATCCCTGTTTTGGCAGCCTTCCCGTAGCAAGGATTAGGATTTCGTGTTCATTGTTGGCGTCATTTGCAAAGCTCCTCCCCATCAATAAGCCGTCTAATTTTACCAGTAAGCAATCTAACTCAGCAGGAACGGCAAGAAAACCTTGACTTTAAGCTGCAATAGGTTACTCTGGATACCGAGATGTCAGATTGGAGTTGGCTGTTAGGACCAGATGCAGAGGACGAGGAGTTCGTCCTTCGGCAAATCAACGCCGGACGAATCGACCTCGTGGGAAAGCCTGCAACGGGCAGGGAATTTCTATTACTAAAGGAGGTAGATAGGATGCCTGAATCCGACGACACCCTTAACCTGGATGATGCCCTGAAGCGGGGAGACCAGGAAACCGAAAAGTCTACTGCTTCCGGAGAGACAACCGAAAAAGCTGGAATCGAGACCCCGCAAGGAAAGCAGTCTGAAGGTGAGGTTACACCTTCGACGACAACGCCTCCGGTGGAGCCACAAGCGGAAATTGAAACCGCGAAGGCGATCTCAGACGCCGCCAAAGCCGCTGTGAAAAAAGCCCTCGAATTGCTTACGCCACACAAGGATGAACTCACCGCTCAGATGACAGCTCTCGGCAAACTTGTTGGATATCCTTCGATCAACGAGGGTTATCCTAAGGTCGCCGCAGTCAAAGGGTTGGAGGAGATCCTCAAGGATACTGCGCTTTCTGCGGAGGACCGGGATCATCTTGTTTCGCTCGTGAAGGCGGAGGACGTCCGTAAGCAGCAGATCATCATCGCCGATCGAAAGCGGTTGAACGATGCTTTGGAGAAGGCGCAGCATGAGCGCGAGGCAATCCAGAAGGAACTGGTGGCAGAACAGACAATCAGGAAACACGTAGAGGAAACCAAGCGCGTAGAGACGGAGCTCAAGCACCTACCCGGAAAGGCCGATGAGACGGCGACACTGTTGATGAAGGCTCGGGTGGGAATGGGCGAGGACTACGCGAAACTCGAAACCTTACTCAAATCCGCAGACGCCATCATCCAGAAAGGATCCTTCCTGAAGAATCTTGGCAGTGAGATCGCGATCGAGGGCAGCCCTGAGGCCGAACTCGAAAGCGAAGTCAAGAAAGCGATGGAAGCCGATCCCGACGCGAAAGAGGCCGTCGTGCGGGCGAACATTCTGAAGACGAATAGCGAGCTGTACAGACGACTCAGCCCGCCCGTCAAGCAGGAATAGGGAGGTGGGATAAATGGCCGTTGCATATGAAATCTTAGGGCAGGATGTCCCCCTGAAGGCCGCAACCGATCTCTCAGCGAAGCAGTTCTACATCCTGAGGATCTCGGCTGATGACACGGTTAACACGGGGAATACGACTTCGTACCCTTTCGGAATTCAACAGAACGATCCAGCCGCTGCAGGGCGCGCCGTGAATGTTCGAATCAGCGGGCTTTCGAAATGCGTGGCGGGTGAGGAAATCACCGCCGGCAATCCTATCGCCCCTGATGCAAGCGGAAAAGGCGTTGTCGCAACTGCGGACAGCTACATGATTGGAATCGCGGTAATAGGCGCATCCGCCGAGGACGAGGTCTTCACGATTCGTATCGGCACCGGTGCGGCGGCCGCCTAAGGAGGTGACACTTAGATGCCTCAACCGACAGTAACAGATGTCCATGTGGTCACCGCCTTAAGTCAGGTGGCTCTTGGGTACATGCAGACGTTGGATAAACTAATCTCTGGCAAGTGCTTTCCCGAGTGTCCAGTTGCAAAGCAAAGTGATGCAATCTTTGAATTTGACCGGGCATTCTGGATGAGGAGAGCCGCGGGAATTCGTGCCGCGGGAACGGAGTCGCGTGGTGGTGGGTTCACGATGAATCACGATAGGACTTACTTCTGCCGCAACCACGCCTTCCACCTCGATTTGCCGAAGGACGTTGCCGAGAATGCCGACCTCCAAGGTCTCGAAACTTCAGCCACCGAATTCGTGACGTGGCAGATTTACATGGATCGCGAACTGGATTGGGTGACCCAATATTTCACTGATCCTGGTGCGGGTTACGGAACAACTTGGTGGAACAAGAAGACAGGTGTGGCGGGTGTCCCAGCAGCGAATCAGTTCAAGCAGTGGGACGCCGCTAGCTCTACACCGGTTGCAGATCTCCGAGCGTATATCCGCGAGGTCCAGAAGAAGACCGGATTCAAACCGAACAAGCTCGTCCTCGGACCAGAGGTCATGGACGAGCTCCAACTGAACTCCGCGGTCCAAGCCTACATCGCGTACGCTCCGACAGCGCGGGGCGACGTCAAGCCGCTCATCACACCCGAGCTATTAGCGATGCTCTTGGGGCTCGATGAGGTGCTCATCGGCGAGATGTCGTATACCGCGAGCGCAGAGGGTTCTACAATCACCTACGACTTTGCTTTTGGGAAGACTGCGCTTCTTGTCTATGCTCCACCTTCTCCCGGGATCCTGATCCCCACCGGAGGCTACAACTTCGTGTGGAACCAGATGGGTCGTTACAACCCGGAGATTTCGAAGTGGTGGAAGCAGGACATCAAGTCGACTAGGATCGAAGGAGAAGCGTACTACGATCACAAGCTTCTAGGGCCGGATCTCGGGATCTTCATGGCCAGTTGTATATCCTAAGATGGTTAGCTACAGAGCGTTACGGCAGTTCGTCATCTTTGGGGAACGCGTGCAGTTGGGCACCGAATTGACGCGGGCGGAGCTTCTGGAAAAGGACACTTCGCCCGCATTCCTGGTCGTGCACGGTTATGTGGAGCAGATCGAGACAGACGAGGCCGTGCACAAGGACCTCTTCGTGGTGAACGAAACCCGCAATGTGAACGGGGAAGTATACGATCAAGGGCAGCTCATTAGGCGATCCGCGATTCCGAAGGAGGCTTTATTCAGGCTCCTGGACTTCGGTGTGATTAGCGAGATCACCGAGAGCGAAGCCCTTGGCTCGCTACAGTGTCCTGGAGTGGACTGCTTTGCTTTGTTTCTGAGCCGCGCTCTACGTAGGTCTCACCAAAAGAGGACCGGTCACAAACGACCTTACCATAAGAGAGACAAGGGCACGTCTAAATCATGAGGAGGGTTGATCTGTGGGTCACCATTATTCGGGCAGTCCTGGTGGTTATGTTGATAAAGGTGACTGGGCGACGGACACCCCTTACCTCCTCAAGGCCCACGTCGCGAACGAAGTCAGTGGATTGACAAAGACCTATCTCTGTGGTTTAGCGCACACCTCCAGCGGGGCCAACGAGCCTGGGGTCGGTGCCTCTTGGCCCACATACTGGTCTCTTACAACCGAGATCCTGGATGATATCCGCGTCGCCTATGCGGACGTGGACTCGACGAAGTTCCTCTGTGAAGACGAGGAGCTTCTTTACTTTTATTATGACGAGAACGAGAAGATCCTCAATGCGGCGGCACGGGCTTGCGAAAAGCTGACCGCTCAGTTTTCGCGCGAAGCCGATTTTTCAGACGGTGAGATCTCCGTCAAGATGTCTCAAAAGGCGGACGCCTATAGGCAAATGGGAAAGATGCTGCGTGAGATGCAGGTAGATACAGATGAAGCGGATGAAAAATATGCGCTCGCGGTTCGTGTCCGCGAGACGGATCGTGATCCTGCGTTTACTCTCGACCAATCCACCTACGACGGCGAACGCGATCTGTAAAGGAGAAACGAAAACAATGACCGACCCTTCGGTAGGAATGGATCAAGGAACAATAGCCGCTCTCATCGGGATTGTGGTAATTGTGAGTCAGATTCTGGGCAGGGTGATTGACAAGCTGTTTGCTCTCGTAAATAAGAATAAAAACGGCAACCCTGGAGCCACCCTCAACGGAACATTAGAAAAGGTTTCCAACCGCATGGTTGATATGATCATCACACAGAAAGACCTTGCGAGCAATCAGCAACAGATCACCACAGCGCTAGGTGACCTTGGGGATCGTTTCGAGAAAGGCTTGAACGGATTCGGCGGACGGATAGAGCGGCGGCTGGATCAGTTCGAGAAACATCTTCCATCGTAGAGGAATAGGATGACGATTAAGACCGAACCTGGAGTCACGGTTGAAGCGGCCTTCGAGCACCTTGCTCTCCGGATCGCAAGCTCCACGATGGTCTACAAGCGGTACAAAAGAATGGGCTATGTGGATGAGGAGCCGACACCCACGTATTGGACTAGCCTCTCGATTACGATGTACGTGACGGGGTTGGTAACGACAAGACAGATTGCAGCCTCGGGCGGGCGTCTGGAAGAGGGTAACCGCTTCTTTAAGTTCCGCGTCTCCGACTTCACCTCGGACGAGGAAGGCGAACCCACGGAGCCCAATCTGGGGGATGTGGTTACCTGGGACGACTCGGACTGGAAACTCGATCTTGGAGGTATAGGCGCATCGGATATCCTGTGGAAGAGGGACCCCACGGATAAGTTGCTCACCGTCTTCGCCAGGATGGTGTCATGAAAGGATACTGGACTAGCGCTCCTTTGCTAAAAGCGGTTGACGCAACTTGTGAGAGGAAGATGTTCCAAACTGTGGTCATCCTCTGCAACGAGGCGCGAAGGATAGTTGCGGTCGACACCGGCAACCTGAAAGGTTCGCTTGTTGCGGAAGTGGCGCGGGGGGGGCGGCATGGCTACTATGGATCGAACAAGATCTGGCGGGGCGAGGAGCCGGTGCCTTACGCCATCAACGTCGAGGCCTACACGAAAAATCCACAGCCTTATCTGCGGCCACCACTAGAGTCCAAGAGACGGGAAGTGCAAAACGTGTGGGGCGGAGCTGGTTTCAGACGCCAAGAGAATCCTTTATTCTAATAGGAGGCTAAATTGGAAAGGAAATCTCTCCTTTATGTTAGTAGCGCAGAAAGAGAACCCATGATGCTGGGCAAGAAACTTGTCTTTCGTTTTGGAATTGGGGTGAGAGTGATCGCATACTTCGTAGAAGGGCCTAACGGTGCCTGTAGTGTGCATTTGAAGAACGGTACTGTGATCGACATACAAGAAAGCTTCCAGGCGGTTACGGAGGCTTATGAGAAGATTTTAGGTAGCGATCTTGATTCTAGAATCGACTTGGTTGAAACCCACGGCCGAGAGCCAAAAGAGGTTGAATACTAACCATGGCAGACTCGACGACTGAGATCTCCACTGCTCTACTTGCGTTGCTTCTCGCGGATGGAGATGTAGACGCAATTGTTGGAAACAGCGTATTCGACACTTACGTGCCAGAAGGCGTCAAACCGCCGTGGGTGCGCTTTTACACGGCGGGGGAATCGAGTGAGAACGTCTTCCAACGTGCGACACCCATCCACAATCGAAACGTGATCAGCGTGGATGGGGCGGCTGTGAAAAAGGCAGATGCAAAGACGTTGGTCGCCGCGATCATGGCCGCCTGCGACGGAACGTCGCTAAGCATGGTCACTTGGGAAGGAAGTTTAGGCCGCATGGCTCCCGCCAGGAAGTTTTGGGACGATGTTGCGAAACACTGGGTGATGAGCGCTGACTACCTGATTGTGACGACCGGCAAGAAATAGCTTGACTAGAGCCGAAAAAAGGTTACACTGAAAGTGGTTATGAGCCCACACCTAAGAGAAAAAGGAGGTGCCAAGAATGGCCGACACTTATGAGGGTTTTGATGGTTATGTAAAAACTCCAACCAATGTGATCGGTGGAATCCGCCACTGGTCGCTCCGTCTAGTCCAAGAGACTCTGGAGGTATCACGTTTTGATCCGGATGCGACTGCCTTAGCCCGGCGATTCCGCCGCTACAAGCCAGGTCCTTTAGGGTGGACAGCAAGCTTCGACGGTTTCGTGATGCCCACTGACTCGGGGCAAATTGAAATCAAATCCGCGATCGAGCTGGGGACTGAACTGGATGGATACTTCCATCTAGACGGCGACAAATACTACCACGGCAAGGGCTTGTTGACTCTTGAGAACCCCGATCTCGCTTGGGACGCTGTGGGAACGCAGTCCTTCGAGATGCAGGGGACTGAAGCGGTAACGAAGTACGGTTGGTCGTAAAGGTGACATTAGTATATCATATCTTCCTCACAGAGGACATTGAGCCTCGGCTCAAGCACACCGCCTGGAGGTGCGGGGCAATGCCAGCCTGCCCCGCACTCCTCCTATAATGAAGATTAATTTTGGCATCTCAACCTTAATACAGCCTTTGAACAAGATGCGCATGGGTAGCGAACGCGCGACACTCGCTGCCGCGGTCGCCTTAGCCAAGCGTGGTCATACTGTTGATGTGACAAACCTCACGGCTGATGCCCCCATCCCTTCGGAGGACTACGATGTTTACCACGCCTGGAACGCCTGTGGTCGCAAAGGGCCTTACCTCTGTTACGTCCGCTTGGCCAAGCTTTTAGGCGCTCCATCAGTGTTCACGCCAATCTACTGGGCGCCCTCTAAAGCAGAGTCAAAGGCAGCCAAAGATGGACTCGGATACGGGAAGACTGAGTTTGGCCGCTACGCGATGGTTCGGAATATCCTGGATCGTTCACTCGCCCAAGGATTATCGGAAGCCGATTATCTTTGCCCCAATGGATTAGCAGAAGGCAAGGCGGTTGAAGAGCGCTTGAAGGGATTCGATCTTTCGATGCCTGATTGGCATGTGGTTCCAAACGCGGTCAACCTCAGCGAGATTAAGGATGAGATTCTCCCCTGGGATGAGAGGAAGCCGTTGATCGTATCCGTGGGGCGTGTCGAGCCTGTTAAAAACCAACATAGGCTTTGCAATGCCTTCGGAGTGTTCAGAAAGGCCCATCCCGAAGCGCAGCTTCTTTTGATCGGCTCTATATCGAGAGACTATCTTGGACACCTTCAGAAGTCATTCTTTCAACCCGGTGTTTGTTTGGCCGGCGAGCTCGATCCTCCCGAAGTGATGGAGATTCTCTCAACCGCCCGCGTTCATGTGCTGCTTGGTCTGCATGAGACACCCGGTCTCTCTACCCTCGAAGCGGCGGCCTCGGGATGCAATGTGGTTATCTCAACGCCTGAATACGGTACGATGAGGGAGTATCTTGGCGATGGTGGTATAGAGACGAATCCTCTCGACGATGGCGCGATCTTCGGGGCGCTTGAGACAGCCTGGAGCGGTCCCCCCGGATTCGACCTTGCCAAAAGGATTCGGACTGAGTACACTTATGATCGCGTGGCGGAACAATTGGAAAAGCTCTACACGAAACTTACGGGAGGCAACGATGGCGATATCGGATCCGCAAATAAAATCGGCGCTGAATGAGGCGAGGAATGTTCGCAAACGGTTTTCGTTCGGCAAGGCCAGTCTTCTCCTAGGGCGGCTTGATCTCAACGACAGTTGCATTCTCGATGAGGAGTTTGGGATCAACCTATTCGCGGAACTGGCGGCAGCCGCCAAGGAAGGAAGCGGGATACCCAAGGCGTGGAGTTACCGAGTGCAACGAAAGATCCTCCATCTGGCCCTCGTCAAGCAATACTCCGAGCTTACCGTGATCGAGGCGGGTGAGCTCCGAGCGTTACTTTCCGACAAGGATTACTGGACTACCATCACCTGGATTTCCTCTGGCATAGAGACGCCAAAGGATGAGATCTCGGATGAAGCGAAGGCGGCCGCTAAGAAAGCGGTGGAGATCCTCACGCCATACGAGACTGAACTGGCTCCCCAGATAGACGCGCTCGGAACCTACTTTGGCTATCCTTCCGTAGTCAAAAGATTGGCCGAAGAAGAAGGAGATGGTGCCGAAAAAAAAGGAAAACCGGCCGTTTCTTCCGACTCTTCAGGAGAAAGCCCAGCGGAGACCCCGGAGAGTCCTGGCCAATAGTCCGGTGGGATGTGTGGATTCCCATCCTGTTGGCAACCTACCCCGGCTATCGCCTTGAGCATCTTCTGAGCGCAAATTTCACGGAGATCTCGTTTCTGTTGAAGGGCTTGCCTCATGTCGTGCGCTACCAGCTTTCGTCGTCTCCTTTAGTGGACCGGAAGTCGAAGAGGCGATTGCGCCCCGCGCGGTTCCTTGATTGGTTCTATCCGAATAAGGAATGATCAGACCGCTTCCAGAACCACAAGCTCGCCCTCCAAGCCCTGTTCGATTGTCGGCTTGAATATGGAAGGCCCTCTCCTATATTGGATGCCGATGTCACGCAGGAACAGCCTACACGAGATGTAGTAGGATGGGTATTGCGGATGGCAGGCGACGGGGAATGCGTACAACTCGTTGCCGTCCGACGGTTTGAGGGCTATCGTCTCTGTCTCCTTCTCGAAGTAAAAAACGATATGGGTGGGGCTGCCTAAGAGCGTATAGGTCGCCTGATTGAATCCCAGGCGTCCGTCGCGCCTTATCGTCGCACGGGGGAGCGTCTTGTCCGCCG